GCAATCTTCTTTAAAAGACATAAGACGAGCAATGGTTGTTTATGAAGTCTTGGAAAAGGAGTTTAGAGTTGCAAGGCAAACAAACTTTAATTTAGAGCGGTTAAATTTGGAACAAAAACAAGAAATTCAGAACTTGAAAAGACAAATTGAACTTAACAATATTGACTTGTGAAAACACGAACTAAAAAATGTTTTAACTGCAAAGAAGAATTTACACCGTTCAGCACACTACAAAAGTTTTGTTTAAAAAACGAATGTATAAAAGCAATGGTTGAAACACAGAAGTTAAAGGAATGGAACAAGAAGAAAAAGAAGTTAGTTGAAGACTTAAAAACTGCAAACGATTATTTAAAAATAGCTCAACAGGTGTTCAATAAATTTATTCGTGTTCGTGACACTGGACTAAATTGTATATCGTGTAACAAACCTTGCAAAAAAGAAAATGCAGGTCATTATTATTCGCAAGGCGGACATAGTAACGTAAGGTTTAACGAAGACAACGTACACCTGCAATGCGAAGCCTGTAACACTTATTTAAGCGGTAACCTACTTAACTATCAGATAGGCATAGAAAAACGAATAGGAGCGCAAAGATTAATGGAACTTCAGGCGAAAGCACACGATGTTAAAAAATGGACGAAAGACGAATTAAAAGAATTAATTGAGACATATAAACAAAAACTAAAATGTATTTTAAAATAACACAAGAACAATTAGAAAGAGCAAAACACCGAAATACGTTTGATGTATTAAAAAATTCAATAAAAAACGGAGAAGGGACTTATTTAGGTTCAGTTGGAGAAGTTGTTTTAATAGACTATTATATAAATAAAGGAGTAAAATTTGAAGACGGACAAAATTATGATTATGATTTTAAAATAAATGATTTTAAAATTGATGTAAAAACCCAATCAATGAAATATAAACCTAAACCAAATTTTACTTGCCATATTCCAAACTTCAATATAAAACAAGATTGCGATTTTTACGCTTTTATGTTTATTAATTTAGAAACAAACGATGCTTATTGCGAAGGAATGATTAGAAAAAAAGATTGGAAATTAGTATCAAAACTAAAAAAGCAAGGTGAAATGGGTTACGTAAAACCCTTTGCAACCGACACTTGGGTTTGTTTAATTAGCGATTTATCAAAAATAAATTAAAAAAATAGTTGTTTATTAAATAAGTATTTGTATATTTGCATATATTATTAACTTAAATTATTTAACTATGAAACATTTATTTAAAAGTTTAGCATCGTTTCAACAAGAAGTACCTGTTATTCACAAAGCAACACAAGGTTACGGTTACACTTACGCAGATTTACCGAAAATCTTTGAAGTTATAAACCCGCTACTAAAAAAACACGGATTAGGGTTTACACAATTACTTAATTCAAAAGATAACGAAAACTATTTAGCTACTATTTTATTTCACGTTGAAAGCGGTGAAAGTTTAGAAAGCAATACTTTAATTCCACAAATTGAATTAAAACAAATGAATTTATACCAAAGTTTCGGAAGTGGAACAACCTACTTTCGTCGTTACTGTTTGAGTTCAATTTTGGGTATTGTTTCGGAAAAAGATTTGGACGCTTCTGGAGAACAAGTAAAACACGAACCAAAAAAATCTACAATAGACAACGCACGTTTTCAAAAAGCTATTGACGCAATTAGCAAAGGAGAATATACAGTTGAAGAACTAACAACAAAGTTTAGTTTAACACCTGCACAATTAAAAACGTTAGAAGTATGAAAATACGTTGTTCAGCATTGGGGCGGTTAATGACCGCTCCACGCACCAAGACCGAAACATTAAGCAAAACAGCAAAGAGTTACATCCAAGAGCTTGTTTTAGAAGAAAAATACGGCATTAAAAAAGAATTTAGTTCACGTTACACGGACAAAGGTTTACAATGCGAAGACGAAGCAATTAGCTTGGTAAACGATGTTTTAGGATTAGGGTTTATATTTAAGAACGAAGAACATTTTAACAACGAATGGATTACAGGAACACCGGACGTAAACACGAATGAAATTTTATTAGACATTAAATGCAGTTACGAAGCGCATACTTTTCCGTTCTTTGAAGACGAAATACCTACAAAAGATTATTACTATCAATTACAGGGTTATATGTGGCTTACAGGAAAGACCGAAGCACTACTTTGTTATTGTTTAGTAAATACACCTTTAGAAATAGTTGAAGACGAAGTTAGGCGAGAACATTGGAAACAATTTAAAATTGACGAAGACGCAGAAATTAGGGAATACGTAGAAAAGAAACATAACTTCGACCATTTACCAGAACAAACAAAAGTAAAAGTCTTTAAAATAGAACGCGATGAAACTGTAATTTGGGAAATACAAAACAAGGTTGAAGAAGCAAGGATTTATTTTAACAGTTTAATTGAAACAATATGAAAGCAATACTTGAATTTAATTTGCCTGAAGACAAAGAAGATTTTGACTTTGCAACCAACGGAATTAATTATTATTCAGCACTTACGGAGTTTGACAATTGGTTAAGAAGCGAGTATAAGTACAACGGCAACGAAGCAATGTTTGAAGTAAGGGAAAAACTAAACGAATTTATTAACGAAAACAACGTGAAAATATGAAAGAGAAAACAATAGCAATTATTATTTGGATAGCAATTTATGGTTTTGCTGCCGTTGGTATTTACAATTTATTTAATTGGTTGATATGAACATACAAATACAAGACAAAAACGTTTTAAGCGTAATGGCTAAATTCAAGGAACGTTCAGAAGCAGGAATAAAGAAATACAAAACAACGTTAGAACGAACAGATTTAACAACGTTAGAATGGCTAACACACGCACAGGAAGAAGCAATGGACTTTGTTCTTTACTTGGAGCGATTAAAACACGAATACAAACAATTTAAATAAATAAAAATGGAAACAAGAAACAACACAGGTGCAATTTTTAAGAACGACAACAAAAAAGCGGAAAACCACCCAGACTACAAAGGTAAAGTAAACGTAAACGGCAAGGATATGGAAGTAGCGTTATGGATGAAGACTTCAGCAAAAGGAGTTAAATTTATGTCAGCTTCATTCAGCGAACCATTTGTAAAAGGTGAGCCACAAATTAACGGAACTTTAAAACAACCAAGTTATGTTAATTTAGATGTAAACGACGATTTACCATTTTGATATGTACATACAAGACGAGCAATTAAGAACTGAAGTAAAAAACATTTTAAGGTTAAAAACACGAAACAGCATAGTTAAAGAAATACAGGACAAAGGAAATAAATTTCACTTTTTCCAACTTACAAATTTTTTAGAAGGCAAAGACGTTTCACTTTCAACGCTTAAAAAAATAGATTATTACATAAATAAATAAAAAAATAAATTATGAAAAAAACATTTAAAATTGTTGCTGTAATTTTAGCAATTGGAAGTTTAACAAGTTGTTATGATTTTAATCGTAAACAAGAAAGATTAGACCGTGAAAATGAAGGCAAAGGTATTCTAATGAAGGCGAAATATGAGAAACAAGCAAAAATAGAAGAAGCTAAAGCCAATTATGAAAGTGCGAAATTAGAAGCACAAACAAAACAAATTAGAGCAGAATCTAATTCTAAAGCAAATGCAATTGAAGCACTTGCAAAGGCAAAGGCTATAAAATTTGTTTCAGATGCGATTCAAAACAATCCTGATTATATCAAATATATTATGGTTGATGGAATGTATAATCACGGAAAAACAATTTATATACCAACCGAAGCTGGACTTCCAATAATTGAAAGAAAATGAAAGCAACAATTTTTATTTTATTAGGTATTCCTATTGCAATTATAATTTATTTTGGTGTCGCAGTCATAATTAGAGAGTATTTCAGAAAATAAATAAAAGCCGTATAAACGTAGGCGCACACTTAATTGTTTGCGCTTTTTTTGTTGTACACAACTAATTGTTAATAAATTCGTTTTGTTATTGTTGAAAAATTAAACATACATTTGCTTAATATCTAAACAATGAAATATTGGAATGGTTAACTAAAGTTGCGAAGCATCATAACGAATGGGTTAAAATGGTTAATCAATTTGGCGAGTATTTTTTTGCCGAAGACATAGTACAGGAAACTTATATTATGTTAATGAAGTGGAGTAGCGAAGAAAAACTATTCAAAGACGGAAATATAAGTAAGGGTTATATGTGGTTGGCTTTAAAAAATACTTTCCTTCAACACGTGAACAAAAACAACAAAATTAAATTTATACCTTTAGATGACGTTTATAATTTAGCAGAAGAAAACAACACAGAAGAAAACGAAGCTTACAACGACTTGCTAAATAACGTAGATTTAGAATGTGATAGTTGGCACTGGTACGACAAGCAATTATTTGAACTTTACAAAAACACGAATAAAAGTTTACGACAAATAAGTAGTGAAACTAACATAAGTGTAACAAGTATATTTAACACGGTTAAAACTTGTAAAAAACGAATTAAAAATAACGTAGGTGAAGACTACCAAGATTTTATAAATAAAGATTACGAACTAATAAAAAAGAAAAAATGAAAAGTACAGGATTAGGCGATACAATCGCAAAGATTACAGAAGCAACAGGAATAGACAAGTTAGTTAAATTTATTGCAGGTGAAGACTGCGGATGTGACGAAAGAAAAGAAAAGTTGAATAAACTATTTCCGTATGCAAAACCGCTGTGTTTAACAGAAGACGAGTTCAACACGTTAGACGCTTATTTTAAGCAAAACACGAACACCTTAACAAGCGATGAACAAACAAGTCTAATTGCAATTAACAACAGAGTACTAAACCAAAAATTAACCTTTAGCACCTGTTCAAGTTGTCTTCGTGATTTAGTAAGTAAGCTGCGAGTAATTTATAACGAGTACAGTCCAGAACAAACAGAAGATGCAAGTAGCGAAGGTTAAAATAAACAGCATAAAGACGAACCCAAAAAACCCACGTTTAATAAAAGACGACAAGTTTAAAAAGTTAGTCAATTCAATTAAAGAGTTTCCACAAATGTTAGAACTACGTCCAATAGTTGTAGATGAAAACAATATAATACTTGGTGGAAATATGCGACACAAAGCCTGTATTGAAGCAGGGTTAAAAGAAGTTTATATTGTACAGGCAAAAGATTTAACCGAACTACAAAAAGACGAATTTATAGTTAAAGACAACGTAGGTTTTGGAGAATGGGATTGGGATATTTTAGCGAATGAATGGGACACGGACAAATTACAAGATTGGGGTTTAGACTTGCCGTTAGACGTAAGCGTTCAGGAACTTGAAGCTGAAGAAGACAATTACGAAATACCAAACGAAATAACAACCGATATTGTTTTAGGCGACTTATTTGAAATAGGCGAACACCGTTTACTTTGTGGGGATAGTACGGATAGCGACCAAGTGGCAAAGTTAATGAACGGACAAAAAGCAAATTTATCATTTACAAGTCCACCATATAACGCAGGAAAAAGCGAAATGTTAAGCGGAAATACTCACACTACGGACAATAAATATAATGAATACAACGACAATCAAAAACAATCTGATTATTTAGATTTATTAGTTGGATTTACAAACAATGCTTTATTATTTTCAGATTATTTAATTTGTAATATTCAAAGTCTTGCAGGAAACAAAATAGCATTAATAGAATACTTAAACGAATACAAAAATAATTTTATCGATGTTGCTATTTGGGACAAAGGACACGGCGCACCAGCTATGGCTGAAAATGTAATGACATCAGCTTGGGAATATATGTTTTTTATATCTTCAAAAGAAAACGCAAGTAGAGCAATACCAAATGCAAATTTTAGGGGAACAGTTCCAAACATATATCGAGGAGCACCAAATAGAAATAATGAATTTTCAAATGTTCACGCTGCTACTTTTCCAATTGATTTACCGGAATGGGCGTTACAATTTACAAAAGAAAAAAATATTGTATTAGACCAATTTTTAGGAACAGGAACAACAATGGTAGCTTCACACCAACTTAAACGCAAATGCTATGGTATGGAATTAGACCCAAAATATTGCCAAGTAATAATTGACCGAATGAAAAAGTTAGACCCAAGTTTAGAAATTAAACGCAACGGAGAAATATTAAATTAACAGAACAAAAACAGAATGAGTAAAGAAGATTTAATACCATTTAAGCAAGGGGAAAGCGGAAACCCTGCTGGACGTCCGAAAGGAAGTAGAAACCGAAGCACAATAGCACGTCTTTGGTTAGAAACAACACAAAAGGCAAAGAACCCAATAACAGGCGTTGAAGAAACTTTAAGCCAAGAAGACTTGGGAACTTTGGCAATGGTTAAAAAAATGCGGGACGGCGATGTTTCAGCATATAAAGCACTTATGGATAGTGGCTACGGTGCGCCTGTTCAACAAATAGAACAAACAAATATAGAACAACCTTTATTTAATTTAGATGAATTAACTAAAAATGAATAATTATTACGTATATACACACAACAATATATTTACAGGGTTATGTTTTTATGTTGGTATTGGCAAAAACGATAGGGTATTTGATGGGGGTTCTAAACGCAATAAAAAATGGAAGCAATATGTTTGGAAAAATAACGGGTTTCGATTTCAAATAATTGTTAACGGAATTAGTAAAGAAAAAGCATTAAATATAGAACGTAAGTGCATAGTAAAATTAGGGCTTGAAAATTTATGTAATATTGTAGGTGAAGAAGGAAATAGCACTGCATTTAAAAAAGGACTTACGCCTTGGAATAAAGGGTTAAAAAATTCGCAATCAACATCAACTAAAAAAGTTTCTTTTAATGGAAACAATTTTGACTCAATTAATTTATTAATATCACATTTACAAATTGGAAAAACTACTTTTTATCGTAGATTAAAGAAAGGAGTAATTAAAATTAAATATGTTTAAAGTAACTACTGCAATAAAAAAAATACTTAAATTAAAAAAAAGAATTTCAATTATTCAGGGTGGCACAAGTGCGGGAAAGACATTTTCAATAATACCAATTTTAATAGACAAAGCAACAAGAACTTCTAATTTAGAAATAAGCATTGTTGCCGAAAGTATTCCGCATTTAAGACGCGGAGCGTTAAAAGATTTTCTTAAAATAATGAAATGGACAAACCGTTTTTTTGAAGATAAGTTTAACAAATCTTTATTACGGTACGAATTTTCAAACGGTTCTTATATAGAATTTTTTAGTGCAGACGATAGCAGTAAATTAAGGGGTGCAAGACGTGATATTTTGTACATAAACGAATGTAACAACGTAACATTTGAAGCATATAACGAACTTGCAATACGTACAAAAAAACGAATATACCTTGACTTTAACCCAGCAAATGAATTTTGGGTACATACGGAACTAAAAGACGAACCCGACACCGACTTTTTAATTTTAACGTACAAGGACAACGAAGCGCTTGACGAACGAATAGTAACGGAAATAGAAAAGAACCGTTTAAAAGCCACGACAAGCAGTTATTGGGCTAATTGGTGGCGAGTATATGGCGAAGGACTTGTTGGAATGTTAGAAGGAGTTATATTTTCAAACTACAAACTAATTGACACAATACCGCCTGAAGCACGGTTACTTGGTTACGGTTTAGACTTCGGCTATTCAAACGACCCGACAAGCATAGTTGAAGTTTACAATTACAACGGGCAAAGAATACTAAACGAAATATGTTACCAAACAAGTTTATTGAATAACGACATAGCGAAGAAACTACAAAAACACGTTATAGCATACGCAGATAGTTCAGAGCCAAAAAGCATTGAAGAAATACGAAGAACAGGACAACAAATTAAAGGAGTAACAAAGGGCGCAGATAGTGTAAACTACGGAATACAAATAATGCAGTCGCAATCTTATTTAGTTACTTCACAAAGCACAAACCTTATTAAAGAATTAAGGGCGTATTGTTGGGATGCTGACAAGTCTGGAAAGACGCTAAACAAACCGCAAGGTAAAAACGACCACGCTATCGACGCTGTTAGGTATCACGAAATGGAAACGTTAGGACTTAACAATACACACGGGCAATATTTTATACGATGAATGATTTAGAAGTAATGATGCAAGCGCTTCAGATTTATATCTACAAAAAAAAAGGTGTAAAGGTTCGTATTTATTTACGTGACATTAGAGATATTAATATGCTAAAACAAGCTTACGATTACATACAAAAAAACGAACACAACAAAAACACGAATAATTAATTATTAAGATATGAAGTTAGAAATAAACGTACCAACAACTTTAAGTGAAATACCATTAAAAAGCTACCAAGAATTTTT